TCATGTTGCTGGTATGGGAGGTAAGGATGGCGTATGTGTACCCTACAAACCAGCGAAGGGAATAGATTGCAAGGCTAACGGTGTATGGTTGGTCGACCCTCCTACGTTAGGCCCTCTTCACCCTCGAAGTAAACTTGCCCATACTGATACAGAGCATTGTATCGTTCTTGGAACTTTACCAGGTAAGCAAGGCACTCTTAAGAATCCCATTGAACGCACTAGTGTGAGCTATGATTTCGAGGATGTCTACCCTCAATATAAGTTTGCTCCCGCTGCAGTCTGGCACCCGCCAGACAGGTGGGATTTGAATCCGTACCACTAGAGTCTAGCACCCATGATAGAAGAGCGCTATGAGGTTGATGTTAATCTTCTAATTAGAGCGCGTATGTCTTATATCAGTAGGTTTCAGGAGGAGTATGAATACCAGCTGGGAACAGTAGAGGAAGGTCTTAATGGCAGGGAAGGTGACCCTTATTTTAACCGGATGAAATTTAAGACTTCTGCTGGCTATAGCCTTCCAGGATCCAAGAGGAGCTACTGTAAGCTTGTAGACGAAAAGTGGGTACTTGATCCTTCTGTTTGGGCTATTCTGAGGAAAGTCATAGTCTTGCTTAAAGCGGGCATATGTCCTCGAGCTATTTATAAAATAGTTCTTAAGATAGAAACGCTCAAACTTAAGAAGGTCCTCGAGTGTAAATCTCGACTTTTTGCCGTAGCCATGTTAGTGGTAAATATAATTAAGAGGATGATCTTTATGCCAGTGATATCCTACATGTCGCGTTAGGAGGAGGCCAATGAATGGGCAGTAGGCATGAACTCGTACGGGAAAGACTGGGATAGACTCTATCACAGACTCCGCTTGCCCGACAAGAGATCGTTTGCAGGAGACTATAAGAAATTTGATAAGAGATAGTCTGCGTAGGTGCTCATGTCTGCTTATTTTGTTCTTATAAGTCTCATGATTAAAGGAGGTGCACCCCCTGAAATTATTGTTATGGCGTGGGCTCTTGCTTTTGATGCGATTTTCCCTGTTTACTCTCTTTTCAATGATTTATTTGTTACTTTTGGAACGAATCCATCTGGTGATGTCCTTACTACGCACATCAATTGTATTGTCAATTCGCTGTATATACGTATATCGTTTTATATAAATGGTCATGGGGATTTCAATGTCTCTATAGTCCTGATAACTTATGGTGACGATAATGTTATTACTGTACTGGCTACTACCTTCTGTTTTAATGAATGTTACAAAGGCCTCAAGGTTATTGGGGTTATGTATACTCCCGCTGACAAAAGCGACCCCGAATAGGCTCCGCCTTTCGATTCGGAGATCACCTTCTTAAAACGTTCGTTTGTAGTAGAGGGTGATTAGGTTCGCGCACCCCTCGAATTTTAGTCTATGATCAAAGCCTTCGAGTGGTGGGATCCGAATACGCCTATAGGGCGTACTGGCTACTACGTAGCCGTGATCCGGAGTGCTGTAATGGAACTCGCGCAGCACACCGAGGAAACGTTCCATATTCATATTAGAGAATGGATAGAGATTTTTAAACGCATTCATTTACGCATTAAAACGTCTCGATAGTCCATTCTCACATATGTACGTTTACCAGATGAGGAGAAGAGAAAAATGGCTCATCCGATCTCCATTAAGAAGAACGGAGTTCTCCTCCAAGGGACAGACATAGAGGATCCATTGGCTGGAGTCCTCTTATAGCCAAAGTCTGAAAGTGGGTCCAGCCACCCATCTTTTTTACCTAAAAGTCCAGCCGACTATAAGGCCCGAACCAAACACAAAATTAGTTCGCAAAATAAAAACCCAAATAATGAGCCGACATCAAACGGAACACCTGGCGGTGAAGATGCCGCACTTTTAACCTCTGAAGTTCAGAGAGTTATTCATTATGCCGACGAGGCATTAGTTGACAAAGAGGAATTAGTTGATGAGATTACTCCTTTAGGTCACCCCCCGAAAGCCATTGCTTATAGCTTAGATGAGTTTTTAAGCAGGCCTATCAGAGTCTATGACTCTAGCTGGATAGTAGGCACACGCATGTCTCTTAATATAGATCCTACTGCGCTCTATCTAGCTGACCCTTTAGTCGTCCAAAAGATGGCTAATTATAGTTTAATTAATTTTAAATTGAGATACCGCGTATAGATTAACGGAAGTTAGTTTCATCTTGGTAGGCTGGCATTGGGCTATTATCCATTGGCAGGACCCTCGGTTCCGCCAGATACAACCAATCGCTTAACAGTCAATGATTACTTGATCTTGGCTAACCCATTAGTACCCGAAGCTAGTATGGCTCGCATATCCAACCTTCCTGGCTACTGTCTTCTTAACCCATCTCAGAATACTGTTATAGAGAAGCTATGTCCTTTTTTCTACCCTCTGGATTACTTGACTCTCCCGTATGTTGCGACTTCTTCTACAGCTATGGGTCGTCTGTATGGAACATCTACGGTACTCAAAGCAGTAAATTCTGCCACTGCTCCCGTACATATTTCTATCTGGGTGTCTCTAGAGGATGTCGACATACGTATGCCAAATGCTGAGTCTTCCGGATCTGGAGGAATACGCAAAAGAGCGTCCAAAAGTAAGAAGCTTTCTGCTAAGCAGAAAGCACACCAAGAAGATGAGAGTGATGCGGTTGCTAAAGGGACGTGGACTTAGACTTCGTCCGCTTTAGCGGATGCTATGGGATCACTTTCAGTCGTTCCTATTATAGGACCCTACGCATCTATAGGATCTACAGTAGCTGAATATGCGTCTGAGGTATTCAGTATCTTTGGTTGGTCGCGCCCTGTTACTAATGACTATTCTATTATTAGGAATGCTGCTGTGGGGCCCCTGGCGCCTGGCAGCGGAGCAGATATTAGTTATAAGTTGGCTGTGGATCCTAACGCAGCATTAGCAGTTGACCCGTCTCTCGTCCATGCTCCACCGGGTGATGGACTCGTACTAGAGAACATCTACCGGAGGTGGTCGTTCATTGGTTCAGTTAACTGGGATGATACGGCTGTTGTTGGAGAATTTCTTTTTTCTGTTCCTATTACCCCTAACCTTATTGTTACTGATACTTTAACACCACCGGGGGTTGATTTCCAGGTATACACCAACTCTGCCGTGGCTGCTTATCCGTTCACTCAGTGGTACGGATCAATGGAGATTATGATTATAGTAGTCTCTTCTCACTTTTAGTCCGGACGTCTTTAGGGTTTGTATTAGCCTACTACGACGGCAGGTGCATATCCTGACAACTCCGTGTATTCTCATGTTTTGGATCTTTCTCATCGGGAAGAAGGTTCTGTGGGAGCGGCGCTTGAGTTTGGCTGGGGCCAACCAGAACCTTATAAGCCAGTGGGTGACCCTCTTACAATTAATACTTTTACATTCGCCTAGTGCAATGGATAGTATATTGTTCGGGTAGTCAATCCTCTTACTGGCCCTGACTCTCCCCATGATGTAGAAATCCTCGTATATGCTAGAGGAGGAAAGGATCTTCATTTCCAGGCTCCTATGAAGAGTTGCGATCTTGGCAAGATTCCAAATCTTTACGCTAATTCGGGTCTTTACGAACGTGAGTTCGACGACGTAGAAAGTGTCAATTTGGTCCCAACCAATCCTAATTCTCACGAGAAGTCTCTTATATCGTTTGGTGAGCGTATAGTTAGTGCGCGAAATTTGATTAAGAGATACGAGTATTATCGCACTCGTAACACTGTGGGAGTTGCTGGAGGCCCCTATATGTCTACTATGGTGATACTCAATAATCAGCCTGATTGGCCCGGGTAGTAGTAGAATGGAGGGCTAGATGATGGTGGAGCCTATAACTATACTACTCCTACTCCTATAACATGGTTTTCTGCTTGTTTCTCTGGCCGTAGAGGTGGCTATCGTGTTAAGACCATTTAGACTGCTTACAATGTGAGGACCCCTTATATAGCAGCTCTTGTAAATGATCTTGGCACAGATGCTACTTAGGCAGTCGTCCACGGAGTAGATGATGAAGGATATTTCCGGATGCTCAATCCTTACGGGGAGGCACAGTCTTTCGGTAATGCCGTAACTGTGGATACGGTCAATCCATGTTTCGAGGTAGACGTCCCTATGAAAGCACCATACAAATTCGTACCTAACGGTTTCACCTATAATGGTGGAGCTGGAGATTATCCTCCTGGACAAGTACTATCCATATCTTCGTATCAGATAGCGACGTCGACCTGGGGTCAATCCTAGGTTGTTTATATTGCTGCCTCAGAAGATTTCGACTTGCTTTGGTATACAGGCTTGCCAACTGCCAGAGGAGTCATATCACCACCGACGCCCACTTAATTGAGGGTTAAAC